TCAGGATGTGAAATATCAAGATAAGCTGCATAGCTACCTCGACGAGTAACTCCCTGTGAGAATGCAAGCATTTCCGCATCCACAACTTTCATAAAAGGAATTACACCTGTGCTTTCGGAGCCATTGCTCGTTTTCGAGCCGACACTCCGAACTCCGCTCCAGCAGCCACCTACACCTCCTCCAACGGAGGATAGGAAAGCATTCTCTGTATAGTGATCTGTAATTCCTTCTCTGCTATCGTCTACATAATTCAAAAAACAACTTATAGGCAAGCCTCTTGCACTTCCTCCGTTGGAAAGTATAGGCGTAGAAAACATAAACCATAGTTTACTTGCATAGTCATAAAGTCTCTGTGCATGCGCATCATTATCAGAAAAAGACCTAGCTGCTCTGGCAAATGCTTCTTGGGGAGATTTTTCGTCCCCGATTAAGTATCTGTCTTCCAGTGTTTTAATACTGAACTCAGATAGGTATTTATCCCGATTATAATTAAGTTGCATTCATTATCCCCTTTATTACCGATACATTTTCTACTCCTATAGCATCGTCACAATATGTGATTAAATCCATAAGTTCGTAATTTTGTAGTATCTGCTCATAATTTTCATTCAATGATTCAATGTATTTGTACTTACTCTCAATAGGACAAGCATCGTATATATTCAATGCATCTCCGTATTGCTTTATAAGCCCCACAGCTCTTTTTGGACCAATACCAGGTATTCCTGGAACATTATCTCCTTTATCCCCTGTCAGACACTTGAGCGATATATACTCTTCTGGTGTAACATCATAGTGCTCTTTCCAGTTTTCTAGAGTTACTTCTTTTCTTGTAACATAAGAAAATCTACTTACATTATCTTGAATAAGAAGATCCCAGTCTCTATCGCTTGAAATTAGCCAAATATACTCTAAATCATACTTTTCTTTTTCTTTTACTAGGTGAGCAGCAATGTCATCCGCCTCCACTCCCCTAAATCGAAGTAATTTATAATCTTCCTGTAGGAGACTAAGAGTTGCTTCATACTCTTCTATAAACTCTTCGAACTCTACTTTTTCTGCTTCCGTTTGGTCAGCAAACTTATCTTTTCGATTTTGTTTATACTCTGGATTTATGTCTTTTCTATATTTAGAAGAGCCTAAATCTGCTGTAATTATTACATTCTTACAGTCATAAGATTTTGCAAGAGATTGAACAGTTCTTTGATACTCGTATCGAAAATCTGATCGTCCCTGATGCTTCCATCTAAATGCCAAATTTAAGGCATCTACTATAAGGGTACAATTGATATCACTATCAACTATTTTATCTGTAAAGTTAAATGCCATCTAAAAATTCTACCTTTTCTTTATTTAACCACTCTTCGGCTAGTAATACAAAACAGCCTAAGAAATTAATATATATGTAGTGTTCTGTTGAATTTGGCGGCTCTGCAGTACAAACAAAAACAGGAGACCTATTATATTTAAAAAAGAGTAAAGCCTTTTGGCTACCACCAACAGCTTGTATTTCTAACTTTTTCCACCAGTTTATTAGATTATTTGTTTTTGAAGCAGTAAAGATTTTATCTGTAAGAGGAGATTCTGCGTAGTTTTTTACTTCTATGCAAAATTTATTTTTTGCATGAGGAACATACAGGTCTCCCTTTAAGTACTCAAGTGCGCCAGAGCTAGGAACTCTTTCAAACTGATGTCCAGTATGCTCTCGTAACATATCTCTTACGAGATACTCTCCTCTTGCTCCTTTTGCTCTTGAGTCTACCACTACTTCTCCAATATCTCGATCATCATACCTGCCAGGTCTTGAAACCAGTAGTTAGATCTATTTTTTGTTGTTTCTGCTGCGGTACCAATTCTTATACCGCTTGTTTCAGTAAAATTACGAGGATCATTGGGCACACCATTTTTATTTACAGTAATTCCATTCTCTTCAAGTCTGTCCGCCGCTTCTCTTCCACTGATAGCTTTATCACTTAAATCAAGAAGAAGTAGATGACTGTCTGTTCCTCCCGTAATTACGTTATACCCTGCGTCAGTAAATACTTTTGACATTGTACGAGCATTCTTAATTACATTAAATATATAATGTCCAAAAGAAGGCTGTAATGCTTCCGAGTAGCACTGCGCTTTCGCAGCAATCATATTCATAAGAGGGCCGCCCTGAGTTCCAGGAAAGATAGCACTGTCTATCTTTTTAGTATAATTTGGATTATTCCAAAGAATCATGCCACCTCTTGGCCCTCTCAAAGTCTTATGGGTAGTACTTGTAACTACATCAGCAAAAGGAATCGGGCTCGGATACATTTTTGCTGCGATTAGCCCACTGTAATGTGCCATATCACACAAAAGATAAGCATTTACTTTTTTCGCAATATCTCTAAACTTAGCCCAGTCTATATGACGAGAGTATGCACTTGCACCTGCTACAATCATATCTACATTCTGCTCTAAAGCAATCCTTTCTACTTGTTCATAATCAATCCAGCCGTCCTCTTTTACACCATAAGAGTATGCTTCATAGACCTTACCGCTTAAAGTTGGTTTTGCACCATGACTCAAATGACCTCCACTAGCTAAGTCCATTCCGAGAATTTTATCTCCTGGCTTTAGAAATGCTTGATACACAGCTGTATTTGCATTGACCCCGCTATGGGGCTGTACATTAGAAAATGCACATCCATATAGCTTTTGAACTAACTCTTGTGCATATGTTTCTACAGCATCCATGTATACACAGCCATTATAGTAACGAGCCCCAGGATATCCCTCTGCATATTTATTAGTAAAAACACTACCACAAAGCTCTCGTACAGCTTCACTCGCAAAGTTTTCACTTGCTATCAGCTCTATTTGATTGCTCTGCCTACACTCTTCGTTAAAAAGAATTAGTTGTAATTTTTCGTCTACCATTCTAGTTTGCTCACATTTCCTTGTTTAACAACTTCTATTTTTTCTAGGAGAGGGTGTGTCCAGCCGTGTGACACTACATAGGTATTTAAATCCTCTTGTAGTAATACTTCTACCATCTTTTCTCTACCGCTTTCATCAAGAACATTTATAACTTCATCTAAGAAAAGTATATTTATTCTTGACTTTGATATGCTACTCATTAGTTTACGAATAGCTATCAAAGTAGCAGTGTTTACTCTTGCCAGCTCTCCGGAAGAAAGTGCTAGAATATCTACAATATTCTCATTATCAGTAATCTGCACGTTTAACTTATCATTTGATACAATAAATTCTAGTGTGAATCTACCGTCTGATAGCTCTGCAAGATAGCTGTTTGCAAGCTCTTCCAGCTCTTTTACTAGATTTTCTATTTTATAGGCTAGTAGTCCATTTGTACTAAAAGCTTTCTTTAGAATCTCTAAGTTAGAGTCTAAGTCTTTTTGTTGGTCCAACACTTCTTGTGCGGCAGATAGTTTTTCTATAAATCCATCTGTCTGAGCTTGAATTATCTCAATTCGGGTATTTCTTCTTGTAATCTCTTCATTTTGTAAAGCTATATCAGCTAGTTTTGCTTTTGCCGTTTTTAACTTTAAAGTTACTTCATCTAGCCTTTCTTGTAACTCATCAGCATCAAGAATACTAGGGGGCAAAGTGTTATCTATATTTCTGAATAAATCTTCCCACTCTTTCTGTAGCTTTTCTCGTCGAGTAAACTCTGCATTATCTTTTTTAATTTCTTTGATAATTTCTTCGTTTTCTTTCTTTTGTAAGGCTAAAAAGCCGAGAGTTTTTCTCTCGGCTGTAATTAGCTGATCTTTAAATTCTGCATCTATATCTTGCTCGCAAGTAGGACATTTATCCTCTAGTTGTTCAAGCTTTTGCAGCATTTTATCAGAAGCTTTTTTAGCCCCCTCTATTTGTCCTATAATGTTTTGAAATCTATCATAGGATAGTTTTTCTACAGGAGGCAAAGATTGTAGTTCATCAATATTTATCTTACTCAGCATTTCTTTATAGTGATTATTTCTTAGAATTTTTTTATTTTTTTCGGAAATATTTTTAAGTTCTACTGAAAGAGAACGGAATGTCTTCTCATCTTCTTCCGTATCAATTTCTAAATTTAATAGTGGTAGTATATTGGTAGCCCCAAGTTTATTATTTGATAACCATTTTTCAATAGTTGTAATTTCTGAGGATACCTCAATCATCTTATTTGAAGACTCTCGTGATGCTTCTTTAAATACTTCAAATAGCTGAACATATTCTTCCAGCCTTAACAGATCAATTAGAAACTTTTTCCTGTTAGTATCTGTTGCGGTAAGAAACTGCAAACTAGCATTTGTATTTTGATAAACAAGCTGTGAGAAAGTCTTAAAATCTACTCCCAATATTTCTTGTATACTTTTGTAAGTATTTGTAGCCGTGTGGCTTGATATATCTTCTCCGTCTTCTAGTAAAGCAACTTTTATATTGTTTTTTCTATTTATACGAATTAGATAGTTTTTTCCTGCCTTATCAAACTCTAACTCTATATCATATCCATCATTTATGTACCTATTTGGTATATCTGCTTTTTTGATTCCTTTTGAGTTTTTATTGTATAAAGCTTCTTCAATAATTAACGGTATGGATGATTTACCCATACCGTTTGTACCAATTATTTGAGTAACAGTATTATCATCTAGCTGTAACTCATTGTTCGGGCCATAACTAAAACAGTTACTCCACTTGAGCTTTTTGAGCGTAATCATTATACGTTCCTATAATATCCATTACTTTATTGTCTGGTATCTCTAAGATGTATCTTAGATACTCTACTAATTCATCTTCCATTGTCATATCTTTTTCTATGACTAAAGATGCTTCTGAGTTTCGTTTCACAACTTTTTTATCTAGTAACTCACTGTTTTCTACTGCTGCTAGCTCCTGTATATCGCCCTCTATCTCATAAATCGTATGATGATAGGCTGTTGCTACCATATCCGCAGGATCTTTTACAGTCTTGCGAATCAATTGAGGTAATGTAAAGGGCCACCAGTCCCACGACCAATCTTTAGGATTGATAAGAAGGTAGCCTGTTTCAACTTCTTGTCTATGAAAAGAAGTAGTCATTGGGCTACCTGGATATACAATATTTCTTTGTGTATTACTATGTGCATGCAAGTCTCCTGCAAACACTACAGGAAAATCAGCAAAACGATCTAGATCTACCTCTGGTTTTACATGAGGAGGAATCTCTCCTCTCACATGAGTAAATAGAGGTTGTTTTGTATCAAAATGCTCTATGCTATCTTTTCTGTGCAAGTCAGCATATGGCAATACTCCAAAGCCTAAATCTTCATCAACATAAGAAATATCAACCACATTTACTAATGGGTTGATATCCCTTGATGCTTGTTTCAGTTGTGAAAAAAATGTTCTATTCTTACGAGTTGCTTCATGGTTACCGTCGTATACTAGAGTTGGCTTTTTCACTTTTCGTATAAAGGAAAAGTAAAGAGAAAGCTCCTCCATTGTAGGTATGCGATCAAACAAATCTCCTCCAATGATGTGCATGTCACAACTCTCTGATTGTTGATGCACTTGGTCAAAAAATTCGTTATATCTTTTGGTTGCCCACTCAACTGGGACATTCTTTTGTCCCAGTTTAATGTGCCAATCAGCCGTAAATAAAATCATGCAATCTTAAACTCGTCTTCAATAGTTTCATCAATTTCATCGCCTGCACTTTCACGAACACGATCTAGTAGCTCTTTTTGGGCATCTGGAGTTGGACGAGGCATAACTTCATCCATAGATTTGAGATCTGCAATCAAAGCAAGCTCATCTTCGCCTAGAGCACGCGGCTTGCACTTAAGAGCCTGTAGCTGATACTCTACGTTATAAGGCAGAGGACCCGTTTTTACTCGCTTAAACTGTACATCCCAGCCTGTTTCGGGATCTGTTGGATCTCCTAAATCTTCTGCGGCAGTAATAATCTGTTCCCACAGCTTTTTCTTGAGGTTTACAACCTTGACTTGACCATTATCAATACATTGAGTTGCATAGCTCCAGCCACACTTTAGGTCAGGATAGTACTCACGAACCCAGTCTTTTTCCATGTTGTTAAAAGACTCTTTATTACGATCAAAAGACAAACACTCCAGGGGAATGTTTTTGTCATTCTCGCCTTTAATCCAGTATACATAGCGAGCAAGAATGTCGCCTACTAATCGAAACTTGTTATCACCGTCTGTATACTGAAAAGAAGTGATATTTGATTTTTGTGCAGCACCTTTGTGCTGGTTAAACTTAATAGCCATTAGTGTATCTCCTTTGGATTGACTTCTTCATAGCGAAAATATACTCTACCCTCGTCTATCTGAAGTAGCCTATTATCTTCTATTATTTTTTCGGGACTTAATCCTGGCATCAAAACCATCTCAAGAGACGGATCTTGTGTTGAGATAAAGTCTGCTGCTGAACGCAGAGCGCACAAACTTATATACTGTGCAACTTCACGGTATTTGTACTTAAATGAATGGTATAGGAGAACGTCGGGATGTAGCATAAAACTAATCCCTGAGAAATCTTTCTGCGAATATCTAAATATAGGATCGTACTTATTCTTAGGAATTTGTTTTTCAACAATCATCCTAAAAATTCGCACAATCTCAACGACATTACCTTTGGAGGCGTCGTAGATTTTCGGCCAGTCAAATAAGAACATATATTATACTAAAAAATACCACAAATGTCAAGAACTATTTTTTTACAGTTGTTTAATTGCATAGCCCTGTTTCATGTAATGACCCATGCGATTGGAAGCCTGCTTTCTTGCAGTGTTTCCTTTTAGATGTATATCTACGATCACTGGATCTCTTTTATTCTCCTCTTTTCGTATCACTCGTCCAATAAGTTGCGTAAGGAGAGGCTCATTATTGATAGGTGTACCAAGAATGAGGCAACTTAAGTTATTTAGTGAAATTCCTTCTGAGAAGATAGCTTGCGTACCAAACAAGATTTTCTTTTTTCCATTTCTGATTTCAGACATGTACTTTTCCCTATCCTCATGCGAAACCTCACCTGTAACACATATTGCATCTTCTCCAGC